AATGATGTCCTGGACGGTCGCATATATACAATCGCAGAGAAGATGGTTGAACTAGAAGACAAGTTCATTGACCTTGCGTTTGACATGGGTGCAATGGAAGGTTTGACCAGTGAAGATGTGAAAAAGTATATTCGTTACATTGCTGACCGTAGATTGATTAGCCTGGGGCTCAAGGGTATTTTCAAGGTCAAGAAGAATCCATTACCATGGGTTGAAGAAATGATTAACGCACCTATTCACGGCAACTTCTTTGAAAACCGAGTTACAGATTATGCCAAAGGTGCATTAGAAGGTAACTGGGAAGATGTTTGGGCCAAATCATAAGGATTAAAATGAACAAACAATTAAAACTAGGCCTTCTATTCGTAGTTGGTCTTGCACTAGGCGGTTTCTCCGCCTATTCTATGGCTCAAGGCAAACAAAAGGAGGGTGTCACATATGATGCGGTTCTTACTCGTGTCGTTGATGGTGATACCGTAGCCTTTCAAGCCGATTTCTTGCCTGCCCCCCTTAAAAAGGAGTTGTCAATCCGAGTATTCGGTGTTGACACACCAGAAAAAGGACACAGAGCTCAATGCGAATCTGAAAATGCTAGAGGACAAGCCGCAAGTGCCTTCACAAAGGCTCAAATTAATGCTTCGGTTAAACGACAAGTCGTTCTCATGGACTGGGACAAATACGGTGGTCGTGTTTTGGGAGATGTCCTTTTAGATGGCAAATCACTACGCCAAATGTTGATTCAAAATGGTTACGCCAGAGAGTATTATGGCGAAGCCAAACAGTCATGGTGTAACTAATGGCTACACTATCACATAGATGTGATAACTGCGATTCACAATTCACTATCAAATACGATATTGAAAAATGTGAAGATGACCCTCACTTCTGTCCATTCTGCTCCGAATATATACTGGAGACAGATGAAACAGAAGATGAAGGTGATTGAGTGTGGTTATACAATAATATAGAGTTCACAGAAGACATGATTGGTGATTCATTCGGATTTATTTACGAAATCACCAATCTGCTCGACAACCGCAAGTATGTGGGGAAGAAATTCTTCACACGAGCCGGAACAAAACAAATCAAAGGCAAAAAGAAAAAGGTTCGCCTCTCGTCAGGGTGGGAGAACTATTGGTCTTCATCTAAAGAATTACAGGAAGATGTAAAGAAATTAGGTGAGGCCAACTTCGTGCGTAAGATATTGTACCTGTGCAAAAGCAGGTCGGAGTGTTCATATAGAGAAACTAAGGAGATTTTTATTAGGGACGCATTACTAACAACGGACTACTACAACAGTTGGGTATCTTGTAAGATTCACAAGGCCCATGTTCTAAACAAATTATGAAATATTGTAAAGAAAACGAATCGTTACCAAAAAAGAGGAAGTCCATGGCACGTAAATCTACAGCCAATACCGCAATCGTAGTTGAGAGAGAAAAGATTGCGGCTAAACCAACCAATCACCTCAAACTGAGGCTTGATGACCTTCAAACATTCTCCCCACTAACTGATAACCAGAAACTATTCTTTGATGCGTACAAGAGAGGCGATTACTTTGTAGCACTACACGGTGTTGCAGGTACAGGTAAAACCTTCTGTGCGTTGTATAAGGCAATCGAAGAAGTTATGGATAAATCTAATCCATTCAACAAGATTATTGTTGTTCGTTCTGCGGTGCAAGGCCGTGAGATTGGTCACCTGCCTGGTGATGTGAACGAAAAGATGGATATCTATCAACAACCATATCGCCAAATCTGTCACACCTTGTTTGGTCGACCAGATGCATGGGATAGATTAGAAGAACAACACCACATCCAATTCATCAGTACCTCATTCATTCGTGGTATGTCCTTTGATGATGCAATCATTATTGTGGATGAAATGCAAAACCTAACGTATGAAGAAATTGATACCGTTATGACCCGTGTTGGTTACCGTTCTAAGATTATCTGGTGTGGTGACTACAGACAGACCGACTTGAACAAGAAGAAAAACGATATGTCAGGCATTTTGAAGTTCTTTGAGATTGCCGACCTAATGGGTTCATTCACACGTATTGAATTTACACCAGATGATATTGTCCGTTCTAGCCTTGTGAAAGAGTACATTCTTGCCAAGATTAAGTATGACGACAGTTTTTCGTGATATGAAATAGATGCGGCATTCTAGTGATTTGCTATTGCGCTGCAACATTTTTTTGATATATAATAGGACAGGTGCTCAAAAGAGGCCTGTTCTATTTTTTTAATCGTCTAAGGAGATTACCATGACAAAAACTACACCATTATACCAATTGAATTCTTTCGTTGACCAAGTACAAGACGCAAAGAACAAAGTTATCGAAACAGTCGTATTTGATGACAAGATTGCTTCCCCATTGAAACAATTCGTAGAAGCACAACGCACATTCACCAAAGAAGTTAACCGTACCGCTTTCGAAGCAGTTGATTACTTCACATCAGCCGCAAAGACTGCCGTTGAGAAAGTAACAAAGGCAGCCTAATGACAGACGGTTTAGATGCGTTAAGCGGGGTAGAAACCCCAAGTCTAACAGATTTTTGGAATTGGGTAAAGCAAACATTCCAACCTTCATACAGAAAAGAGATTGAGGCCTATCTGGCCGATGCTGTTGATGCTGTTGATGTTGAGCGTAGAATCAAACTTCTACAACAAAGAGGAATGATATGATTAGAAAAATCATGGATTTCCTGTGGGCCATCGGTCAAGCCAGATACCGATACCATCGTAAACTTGGTTATAGAACCTGGTATTAAATGATTAACCGATAGGATTCTGCCATCATACATAGTGGTATGAAAAAAGAACCCCTATCGGTGTCAATCAAAAACATATTAAGACTTGATATCACAAAGAACACCAAGTCTTGGGAACCAGTCATGCGGAACGACTGGATTATTCAATTTTCCGTATACAAAAAGAACATTCTTCTAATGTTCATCTCCAACTATACTGGCCAGACCATCATTAGGTACTTCTCGGATGAAGACGAGGCGTGCCAATTTATCAATATGGTTATCAGTACAGACCCCACCCACGAATTGCTATTATAAATAGCCCATAATTTATAGTATTCTAATAGAGAGATACAATGGCACTTTCAAAAATAAATTTCGGAGCATATAATGATGCTTTAAAACTCCCTGTTGGTACGACAGCACAACGACCAACAGGTGAATCTGGTTTGGTTCGTATGAACACCACTACAGGAAAACCAGAGTGGTATAATACAGTCGCTGGACAATGGTCTCAAGTCCCATTAACTTATAACGTTGATGTTTTAACTGTTGGTGGTGGCGGCGGCGGTGGTACTTATTGTGGCGGCGGAGGTGGTGCAGGAGGATATCAGGTTACTTCTA